GTGGGGTGAGGCCTTTGAGGGTAAAATCCGACTTGCTCGTGCGGCGATTGACCAACTTGGCGGTGACCAGTTATCGGAGTATTTGAATGAGACGGGGTTGGGGAATGATCCGGTGATGATTCAGGTTTTTTCCAAGATTGGGGAAATGTATAAAGAGGACGGCATAGTGGGCGAGGGCAATATGGGTGTTGGACAGACGAAGGATGAGATTCAGGAGTCTGTGAATAATATGTTGGCCGACCCAAATCATCCGTACTATCAGAAATCGCATCCGAATCATCAAGCGGCCGTTGCGGAAATGGCGAAGCTTATGGCGAAACTTCATTGACATATTTTCAAAAGTAACGCAATAATTATTTCGATGCCTTTTATTTTTTATTGGGGTAGCTCTATACTTGAGTCCTAGTAGCAAGTAAAAAATTAGAATCCTCCTATCGAGGGCAATTCACTTTTGGCAAATGAATTTTTAAAAACGATAGGAGGAAGAAAATGTCTTCAGAAATCACAAGTGCATTCGTGAAACAATATTCGAGTAACGTGTTTCACCTTAGTCAACAGAAAGGTTCTAGGTTGGCCCCATTTGTGCGTCAAGAAATGCAGCGCGCAGACAGTGCTTTCTATGATCGTATCGGATCCGTTGCAGCTATAAAAAAGACTTCGCGCCATATGGATACTCCTCAATTGGACACTCCACACAGCCGTAGACGCGTTACAATGAACGATTATGTTCATGCAGATTTGATAGATAGCGCAGACAAACTTCGCATGTTGCTTGATCCAACTTCTCATTATGTACAAGCTGCCGCTTGGGCCTTGGGAAGAGCAAAAGATCAAGAGATTATCGATAATGCTTTAGGAAATGCCTACGGCGGAGTCGATGGTGCTACTTCAGTGGCCATGGCCAATGCAAACAAAAGAGTTTGTCATGATGGTTCTACAACTGCGGGTGTAAACCTCAACGTAAGAACTTTACGTGAGTGTAAAGAATACTTTGATGCTAACGATGTTGATCCAAGCATCCCACGATTCTTCGCTTGTAGTGCTTCACAGATTTCATCTTTGCTAGGTGAAACTGAAGTAACTTCTTCAGACTACAACACAATTAAGGCACTAGTTCATGGTGAGATTGATACTTTCTTAGGTTTCAAATTCATCCAACTTGAGCTTTTAAACACAACTGCCGCCAACACTACTTTCAATGTAAACGACGGTAGCGTTGGTGCTGGAACTGGAACTGCGGTAGCAGGTGCTAGACGTGCTTTTGCTTGGGCAATGGACGGACTTCTTCTATCTATGGGTCAAGACATTAAAGCAAGAGTGTCTGAGCGTGATGATAAAAACTATTCTATCCAAGCATATGTAGAGGGATCATTCGGTGCTACAAGAATGGAAGAAGAGAAAGTTCTTGAAGTAATCTGTGTAGAATAATTAATAGTTTTTATCAAATAGGAGAAATGACATGACTGATTTTTATGGTGTTAATAATACGCTTTCTCAGCAAAACGTCCCGTCTGAAAAGATTGGCCCTGGCGAGCAATCTGGACGTTTAAGAGTCGCTTATGATTCTTATACTTTCAGTGCTGCCCTAACAACTTCCGATGCCCTTTATATGATGAAAATTCCAAAGGGTGCCCGAGTGATTGACGTGATCGTTGATTCAGACGATCTAGGTACTACTGGGGACTTGAACATCGGTTGGGAGGCGTCTCCCGAGTTAGATTCAAGTGGTAGTGCTGTGGAAGCTGCGGATGCGGACGGCTTTTTTGCCGCTCTTGACGTGAACGCCGCTGCGTTGGTTACTTCAATCAATAAGGTTGGCACTAGTACTGCGGGTTATTTGAAGAAATTCGATGCCGAGGTACAGGTTGTGATTGTTCCAAGTGAAAACACAACTGCCACGTCAGGCTCAATTGCACTGACTGTGCTTTACGTAGTAGAATAATTTTTTGGGGAGTGTATGCTCCCCCTTTTTATTAACTAGGGGACATACATGACCATTTCAAGAGTCTCAATTTGTAATTCAGCACTTTTGAAATTGGGTGCCGAGCGAATCACGGCACTCGATGGTTCTTCCAAGGAAGCTCGTATTTGTGAAGAGCAATACGAGAAAATGCGTGATCTTGTCCTTCAAGACCATCCTTGGAATTTTGCTTTAGTAAGAGTCGAATTAGCGTCCACTTCTAACACACCTGTTTTTGAATGGGATTATGAATTTCAATTACCCGTTGATTGTCTTCGAGTGATTCGGATGCAAGAGCGGGATTATGAATTTGTTGTGGAAGGCAAAAAGCTTTTAACCAACTATGACACTTGTAAAATCTTATACATTTCAAAAGTGGAATATGAAGCAAACTTCACTGCATACTTTGCTGAAGCTTTGGCAATGAGACTTGCAAGTGACCTTGCATATAACCTGATACAAAACCCTGGTCTTGCAGGTCAATTTTTAAATGAGTACAAGCAATTTATCCGAGACGCTCGCTCAATTGATGCGCAAGAGGGTACGCCGGAAAATGTTGAGGATAACAGTTATATACTTTCGAGGACGTAATGGCGAAATTTAATTATATTCAAAACGCATTCACGGCCGGGCAACTTTCGGAGAAAATGGTTGGTAGGAGTGACTTAGAAACTTACCAGCAGGGATTGCGTGAGATTCTTAATTGTTTTACATTGCGACAAGGCGGAGCTGGCCGACGGCCTGGTTTTAGATATATACATAACTCACTCACGGAAAAGACTCGCCTTATTCCCTTCGTTTTGTCGAAGACAGAGGCCTATCTTGTATGCCTTCGTAATGGCACGTCTACGGTTAACATCTATGATCAAGCGGGTGCGGCACAGACGGTTAATAACACCCTTGAAAGTGCTGCCGACATCTACGGATGGCAATACGTCCAGACAGGCGATGTTATGATTCTTTGTCACGATTCGAGTGACTACCAACCGAGAGCTATTCAAAGAGATTCGGGCACTGGACAATTTTCAATACTTTATATTTTTGATCCGTCTCAAGCGAACCGATTAACTGCCCCGGTGATAGGGTATGATCAACATTTACTACCAATGCTCGATGCAAACATTACCGCGACGACTATTACTCCTTCGGCGGCGTCGGGTACTGTGACTTTAACGGCGAGTACAAGCATTTTCACGAGTGATCATGTAGGTGCTTTTTTCAAACTTACGCAAGGTACGAGTGCCACGGGTATTGCCCGAGTGACGGCCTACACGAGCGGTACGCAAGTGACGGCAGTTACTATGACAAATTTTGCTTCCACGGCCGCGACGGATAACTGGGAAGAAAGTGCGTGGAGTGACCATCAAGGATGGCCAAAATCCGTAACACTTTTCGAATCAAGATTGATATTCGGGGGGAATAAATTAAACCCTGATACAGTTTGGGGTAGTAGGGTCGGAAACTTTTTTCATTTTATGGGGAAAGTTTTTGTACAAGATTTATCAACGGATGCTTCGGGATTAGATTTCTTTGGAAGTGTAACCGAGGATTTTCCGGTTTCTTTTACGATTGCCTCCCAAGAGGTTAACCCGATTCAATGGCTTTCGTCGGGAGCTACATTACAAATTGGAACACTAGGTGCTGAGTATATTGCTACTGGGGGTAGTGAGCGAATTCTTTCGGCCCTTAACGTGTCCTTTATTTTACAAACGTCTCACGGATCGAAGCCGCAACAACCGATTAGGGTTGGTACAAAATTATTATTCGTTTCACGGGATGGTAAGCGTTGGCGAAGTTTCCAATTTGATGATGAACAAAAAACCTATAATACAACGAACCTCAATTTAATTTCTGAAGGTATTTTAAATCATAATCTTGGCAACACGGACGAATGGTCGGATGTTGAGATTTTAGATTTTGCTTACCAAGAGTCGCGAGGGATTGTTTGGGTTATCACAAACAAAAACCAACTGGTCGCTTTAACCTTGGACGACGATGCTAAAACTGCGGCCTGGTCGGGACATACGATTGGGGGAGCGGATGTTAAAGTTCACGGCGTGGTTTCTATACCTAACACTGACGGTGCTTTTGACGATCTTTGGTGTGTTATTGAGCGTACGGTTAATTCATCTACCGTATATTACCTAGAAAAGATGGGGCCGGATCT